NGAAAATGGCTCGGTTTTTTATCATCGAGATCGGGAATGTCGCTGTCTGGTTTGCCGATCGGCTTTGCGAGTTTCTAGACTGGTTGGGCAATGTAACAAATGCATGGGTGGATTGATCGCAAACCGTGAAGAATGCGGTGTGTATAGATGGCATCGTCGGGAGGCAACCCGTCGGTGTGGGGTACTCTTTAGGCATTGGCTTACCTGTGCAGCAGATTGTGCCTAAAGGCTACCTGGTCCTTGTAAGACGTCTGATGTGCTGCTGTGACTTGGATTGCTTACAGCAGCACATAGACGAAGGGGAGGATTCATGAGCTGGCGCAAGCGAATCACGGCCAGAACGGTCATTGAACTGGCGGCGGCGTTTGGTACATCGGCGGAACTATGGTTGAACCTAGAGGTCAACTATCGGCGGCATTTGGCAAGAGAAAGTCAGAAATCTACTAGAAAGTGCTAGAAATTTCTAGAACATGGCCGAAGAAAACGAGACTTTACAAGAAATACTCAAGATTCTCACAGTTGAGCAGTTGAAGTTCGTCCACGCCAGGATGTGGAAAACCAGTGACAAAGAAGCCGCTGAGGCTATAGGAATAGATCCAACGACTGTCTACGGCTGGCCAAACAAAAAGGAAGTCAATAAAGCGGTCAAGCTTGCACAAATGGATAGTATCACAATTGGACGCGAGCGGTTGAGACGATTGATCTCAGCCGCCGTTAACGTTCTGGAAGATGAGATGAAAACCGGTTCTGGCAGCCATCGTCATTCTGCGGCCATTGAAGTTTTGGATCGTGCTGGCCTTGTCGCCACCAAGCGCCAGGAAATAGCAAACGCGCCTGGTCAAGGGCTCATCATTTCTCTAACTGGAAACATCGGCCCCGATGACCTATGAGATCCCATACTCGTTTTTTGGCGGTGTGCGTGATGGGCTGCTTTGTCGTGATCCAGAGGTGGTACTCGCTGGGCCAGCAGACACAGGCAAAACACTCGCCTGCCTTTACAAATTGCATAACTGCGCAAACAAATATGGCGGTGCTCAGTTTTCAATAATCCGCAAGGTGAAGTCTGATCTGGAAGGGACGGCGCTTCGCACGTTCAAGCGAGACTTTCTAGAGCCACATGCTCCATATGTGAGTATCTATGGCGGCCATCGACCAGAATGGTTTGACTATCCGAATGGATCGCGGATTTGGGTTGGCGGACTGGACAAGCCGGGCAAAACTTTGTCGGCAGAGCGCGATATTGTCTATGTCAATCAGTGCGAACAGATTTCACTCACAGACTGGGAATACCTGACTCGTGTGGTAACCGGTCGAGGGGCTGTGATGCCTTACACTCAACTTGTAGGCGATTGCAACCCGGCCAGTCATACTCATTGGATTCTCAGCCGGCGTGATCAGAAGCGGCTGTCTTTCTTTGAAGCGACGCACAAAGACAATCCGCAGCTCTGGGATCACAAAAGTGTGGGATGGACAGAGCAGGGCAAGAGGCGACTGGACAGGCTGCGCAACCTGACCGGCACTCGCTACCAGCGTCTCTACCTTGGCTTGTGGGCACCGCCGGAAGGTGCAATCTACGATGTGTTCGACGAGGACAGGCACAAGGTCAAGTCGTTCCCCATCCCGCAACTCTGGCCGCGATTCGTCGGCGTGGACCCGTTCGGCGCGCAGATCGCGGCGCTCTGGGTAGCATTCGACATCCAAAATCAGGTGCTCAACGTGTATCGTGAGTACGTCGCACCGTTCGGGATAACGACGCCTGACCACGTCAAGGCGATCTTGAAGATGACACAGGGTGCACGCGAGACGATATTCGCTTGGGTCGGCGGTGGGCCATCGGAACGCCAATGGCGGACAGATTGGACAGGGGCAGGCATACCGCTTCTTGAGCCGCCGATCACAGATGTGTGGGCCGGCATAGACCGGGTGTATAACCTGCTGAAGGACTTCAAACTCGTCATTCACGATTGCTGCGTCAACTTGCTATCCGAGATCGGCGATTACCGGCGCAAGCTGGGACGTGATGGCACGCCGACTGAGAGCATTGAAAACACGAATGACTTCCATTGCCTGGACGCGGCGAGGTATATTGTATCTTGGCTTTCGCAACCGGCGACGCAAAGGACTGTGGTAAACCGTGCAGTGGCCATCGGGCCGAGGTGGTAAAGTGACCTTCCGTGAAATGCTGCGCATACGATTCACGACACCTTACTATTGGTTGAAGAGTTGGCGGCGCTATCCGTTCAGGCTCATGCTTGCGTGTTGGCTGCTTGGAAGGAAACGCTATGAACTTGGGTGTGAATGTCATTATGCATATCCATATGGCTGGGTTGTGATGGCGGGGTGTCCGTACCATGACTGAATGCTGCAAGAGGCAACCAACCCGCAGACTTGAGCCGGACGAGATCGCCGAGGTGATGCGGGTCGTCGGTGGGGATGACTGCGGGTGTGAGAAAGGGGAGAAAGATGTACGACGTGAGTGTGCCGGGTTTCTTGTCGATAACCAGTTGGTTATACACGATGGTTTGCAGCCTGCTGTGGGCCACGGTAGGGATCGAATACCGACCTAGGTTTCTGGTCTTGGCTCTTATAGGACTGGTTGCTTCTGTCATTATGGCGGTTTGGTGGTCATATGACAACTAAAAGGGGAGAAAATGACTTTGCTCAAGTGTGGAAAGTGTGAGGGGTACTATCTCAAAGGGAAACCTTGTCATCCTACAATAGTTGTAGATGAACCTGAACCTGAGAAGGAACGAACACAGTTGTTCAGGTGCGAGCGATGTGGGGAACATTACAACGAGGTACATGCAACGTTACCCATGTCTTTTACGGTTAGGCTGCACGGTGGCAAGTTGATATTCTGGGACCCAGATCATGATCCAGACGGTCATGCCTGGGATCTTTCAGAGATGATAAGTAGGCCAGTGTGCCCAGAGTGTGATGCGCCTTGGGAGCCAGATTATCAGCCGTCATACTTGATACTCGTTGAAGTTGACGAATGCCCACATTTTTGGGTAGTTGAGTCTTATTGGAATTATCGGTGGTGTCGGGTTTGTGGCGAGGAGGAGCATGGAACACTATCTTTTGCAGATTGAAAGGGGAGCACGATGGAATTGTTCGAGACAAGACTGTGGACGAGGCCTGGTTCAGGCGACAATATCTATGAGCTGTATTATGATGATGGGACGAGTCATTTCAAGATCACAAGTTACGAAAGTGAGTTGACATCAAAAGGCATGGTGCGTTTGTTGAACGCTGCCATAACTGACCTGGTGAAACGAAGCGGCTGGATCGATGTCAACGAGGAATTGCCAGAAAGAGACAAGGTAGTGCTTGTCTACCATCCAGAGTATGGGATATGCTTGGGTAAGGATGTTGGATATTTGCCAGGCAGTGTGAATTGGTGGGCGAACTGGATAATTGTTCCGTTTCGTGGGGCGGCGCATAAATTCAAAAGTGATGGCATAACTCACTGGATGCCACTTCCCGATTTACCTGACAAGCCAGAACCGCCAGAACGGACGTTCAAAGTCTGGGACATCCACGCTATGCGAAAGCTAATCAGGGAAGTAGTGAGGTCTATGTTTGACATAGGACCCGGCGGGGCTACCCTCTATAGATGGGAAGATGACGTTGAAGCTAACCCGCCGTGACTTCCTCAAGTTGGGTGGCTCTGCACTCCTCGCCGGGTGGCTGGTCAAAAAAGGCGTCTTGCGGCCGGATCGCACCACCTTTGACATGGCGGCGAATACCTGGAAAGATCGAACATATGTACAGGCATTTGATCACATTCTCTTGCGACCGGGTGTGTGTGCAAGCTTCTGCACTGATAATTGCATGTCGAACGTTTGCATTGGTGACCCTGTCTGGTTGTGCAGTGATGGCAGGGTGACTACTGTGCACCGAAGGAGTCATCCTTTTGGGTTCGTATTCAAGGAACCGGAGAATGACGTTTGTGTTGTGCTTCTTCAGGCGACAGGGTGCATTTTACGGCATACACATTTCTAAAGGGGGAAGATAAAGTGAGATTTACACGTCGCGATTTTATGAGGTTCGGCGGGTCGGCACTTCTGGCGGGCTGGTTGGTAAAACGTGATGTTCTACAGCCGGATCGCACCACCTTTGACATGGCGGAGAATACTTGGCGAGCTCGATCAAACGATTTCAGGAAGTGCCAAATAGAAATGATAATACGTTCTACTTGTTCATCTGTAAGCACTGTCTATTTTGTGAGTGTAAATGGTGATGATGGTAATGATGGATTATCACCAAAGACGGCTTTTGCTACCTTTGATGCAGCGATGAAGGCTGCTACACTTCGTCCATTTCAACAAAGACTTCGTCCATTTCAACCAAAACTAGAAAAAGGGATTTACAGATTACCCGCATCTATTGCTTTGATTTAAGGGGAAAAGTGAGGCACATTGACTTTACGTGAGCGAGTCGCCAACTTCATAGACAGGGGCAGGAAGCAACGCCAGTTTGAGCGACAACTAGGTGAGATCGCCGTCACGGTCCGAAACGCCATACTTGAAGAGCAAGCCTGGGCGCAATCGCCGCTTGAGACGGTTCGGCACCTCAAAGAGCAGGGTTTTGATCAAGAGCTTTTGTCGCTTCTGATCGATCAACTTGGTTGGGACCGGCTGGGCACGCTTGGCCAGGCACCCGACGTATCGGAACGCGAACGCGAGATCGCCGTCCGACAAGCCGAGCGGCTTTTCAAGTTTTCGCCGCTCGCGCAGTGGTCGATCTGGCAATGGACCGGCTGGGGCCTGGGCGACAAAGTCACAGTCAAGCTAGAAGATGAAAGCGCGCAAGCCTGGTGGGACGAATTTGTCACCGCTGATCGGAATGCGCGTGTCGTGGGGGCCGATCACATTCAGAGTCTGTCCGATTGGCTGCTCGTCAAAGGCAACCGGTTTCTCGATTTCTTTTCGGCGACAGACGATGGGCGGGCAACTGTGCGGCTCATCAATCAAGGTGAGATCAAGAGGATCATCAAGAATCCAAATGATAATCTTGATCCGTGGTTCTATGAGCGCAAATTCTCATTGACTACGACTGGAACGAATATCAAAACCTTGTATTATCCTGACTGGTCTGTGTTCTTTTCCCCACTGCTTGAGCAGCGATGGCGACTGCTGATTAAGATGAAGATTGTCCCAGTCACAGCCCAGCGTGCCGACTTGATACGTAACGGCAACCAGTCCAATATCCAGACAGGTGCGGGTACGGCGGTTTGTGTCTACCACATGGGCCATAACAACAAGGACGAGCACAGCCTGTGGGGCTGGCCCATCACGACGGCAAG